TTCCACAAAAAAATGGGGGCGTCAACTGGATTTTGCCAGTTGAGCCCCAACGGCGACGATACGATTTATTTAGATTCGGTAAGAAGTTCCTGTTTACCTGCTCCAATCGTATACGTCATTTTCTTCTGATGTTCTGGGATGATTTTCTCCAATGAGATTGTTAGTAGACCATCCGCAAAATCTACAGAAGCCACTCTCACATCTTCTGATAGCTGCCACGAGTGATTGAAGGAACGTTTGGATAAACCTTTGTGGAGATATTCTCTTTCAGAATCTCGTTTCTCAACCTTAGAGGTAACTCTGAGAATGTTTTGTTCTGTAGTGACTTCAATCTCCTCTGGTTTAAATCCAGCCAAAGCGACTTCAATTTCGTAGTTAGCTTCGTCATTCTTAATAATGTTATAAGGCGGGTAGTTGGTATTGTGCCCAGACATAGCATCAAGTCTGTGAAAAATAGTTTCCAATCCAACTCCAAATGGGGAATAGATATCCCAAGTGTATGTGTTTGTCATTTTAGTTCTCCTTTTATAAGCGAGTGTTTTGAATTACGGATCCGAAGACTCCGCTTTAGCGTATAGTGGTAGCGACTGCTCCCATCTATCATTATTATATATCAGAAAGCATAAAAAAAGGGGAGTGTTGTTCTCCCCACTTTTTTATTCGGTTATCTCGGTCTTCTTACGACCAATGTTGTATTTACTTTCCAGTGTCCACTCATCTTTATCTTTGAAAGATAAAACTTTAATTTGATTGAGAGGAGCTACATCTTCAATACTTTCTGGATTGATGACAGTAATCAATCCCCAATCAGATAGTAGTTGAATGATTCTATTTCTACGTTGAACATCATTCAAAGAAAGATTAGTTTTCTTTCCATCAAGAGCAAACAACTCTTTGAAATGAACGATGTAATACTTACCTTGTTTATGTAAGATGTGGCAAGATTGATAAATCTTCCTTTCTTTTATAGAAGCAACTCCGATTCTGGTTAGTGTTTCACGGACTTTCAGAAAGTCATCTGGTTGTCCTAAAGCAACCTCTACCATATCAGATTGTTGCCATTGTATTTCAATATCAGTTGTCATTTAGTTCCACCTTTGTTTAATGATTTTTTTATAAAATCAAGTTGATCGTTTCTGAGAATCCTTAATGCTTCTAGAGCTTTATTATGACTATAACCATAATACTCTTTCACCAGTTCAAGATGCTCAAGAGTTTGTTTTTTAATCCAAGGAGAAAATCTCTTCCTTGGTTTCAAACTATTTATAAAAAAATCGTATTGTAATTTTTTAGGCAAATGAGAATTTTTATTCATCTCATTGGCATAAAGAATGGTATCAGTAAATCCTGATAGACATTTATTAATGATAAACGGTGGATAATCTTGCTCTGCTTCTTTGTCTACATCTAAAATATTCTGTTTTGATTGGTTGATACTATAAAGATAATCTTTTAATTCTGGTTTCATTTAAACACAGCAGTCACACTAATAACTTTTGCTTTAGGATTACGTGCCAAAGCAGTTTCTTTGGCATCCTGATAGTTCACTGCTTCAACAATTTCGTCAAAGACTTTACCACCAACATAGAGTTGAACTTTACACTTCATAATTAAACAGCACCAGTTCGTGCCGACTCGCTTGATCTGTATTATAGGACCCTACGCTCCTCATGGTGTAGGTGTGTGCAAATTCTCCAGCTGTCCACCCCTTGAAACGATCCTTAACAAGATTAGAATTGTTGTAGGAAACTAATTGATGAGCCAGAAAACGATCACAATCATTAGCAAACTTATCGTGATCAAATCCTTTGTGCATTGATCCCTTTCTGCCATAGAGATTATCCTTAATATCGTAAGGAGGGTCAAGATACATAAAAGCACCTTTGTTTCCATCCATCAGATAATCATAAGAATAATTAGTTATACGCCAGTGTTCGATTATTTTAGAATACTCAGGCAGTTTTTCGATACCCCGCATACTGAAGTTGGCATTGGAAGCTTGTTCTGAAAATGATGAGCTCTCCGTAAGACCACTGAAACTGCACTTATT